ATGATGTTTCCTTTTAAAACTGTTTGGCAAATTTGCCGTGATACAAAACTCTTGCCTCTTGAGATACAAGACCTGCAAGTTCTAAATCTTTGTAGTAGCCAATAATGTGAGACTTACCATTTTTCATCACACGAACAAGCCATGCTTTACTATGCTTGTGCCATGAGACACCAGAGTAACCAGAAGTGTTGCTTGCTATCTCACCACGATTGCATTGGTTTTCGCTTCTAGTGGCTTCACGCAAGTTCTCAAGTCGGTTGTCTTGTCTGTCGCCATTGATATGGTCAATCTCTTTTGGCAAGTAACCATTCTCAAGCAAGAAAATCAAGCGGTGAACCTTGTGAGGCTTACCCATCCAAGTGACATGACGATAGCCAGTAGGATGGATAGAGCCTGCTTCCTGACCAACAAGATATTGCTTGTTAGGGTGCATGACTTTTTTCCAGTACAAATGACCATCCTTGTGGTCAAAGTATTCTGCTAATAAGGCTTGATTCATTTTGCTTCCAATGTTGCAACACGCTGACGCAAAGATTTAACTTCTGCAATCAAGTTTGCAATCAACTCAGAATTTGAGTAATCCATTGCTTGCATTTCAGCGCCATCTTTAACGCCTGTGGCAACTTGAGTGCGTGATACTTCTTGTACTTCGTGAGCAATTAAACCTACAAAAGTTGAACCATCAGCTTTCCAAGTACCTTCTACTGGGTTGAGGCTGTCAATATAAGCACCAGAGGTTGTAATTGAGCCTGTAATGTTCTTTAGGCGGTAATCGGAAGAAGTTGAGTAAGTGGTAGTTGACCCGCTTGTAGAAATTGAACCAACAATTCCATTTCCGTTATAAAACAACCATTGGTTATAAGCGGATGTTGAAGCCCCAGAACTAGAGGCGTTTCCACTTGAAGTTCCTGTGATACCAATACCAGCAACACTTGCGCTTGGAAATGAAGTGCATCCAACTAAAAAATTGCCGTTTGCGTTTAATGTAGCCGCCTGAGTAAAGGTAATGGCGTTTCCTGCTGTGCCTGATGGGGCTGTGAAAAAAGTGTGTGTACCATTTTGCTGTGAGTACAAAGTGGCATGACCATTATTAATGTATTTATCGCCAGAGTTGTAATACCAGTTTGAACCTAGCCACCATCTGTTAGTACCAGTTTCAGCAGTCCACGCACCAGCCTGACCAACTTGTAATGTTTTGCCAAGTGTGTTGTTGGTAGGAGTAACTCCCAAGCCTAGATTGCCTGATGCTGTCAAATTTAATAGAGTACTACCGCCAACTTGGAATAAATGACCGCCACTATCTACATGGTTGTATATGTTTGCACCTGTTGAACTAGCATCGTGCGTGATTGTTCCGTAATAAGTTGCATTAGCGCCAAAACGAATTGTTCCAAGCACTTGTAATTTATCAGCAGGACTACTTGTACCAATACCCAGACCTGTGCTGGTTAGGCGCATGGCTTCAGAGCCTGAAGAATAAAATGCTGTGTTTGCAAAACCAGAAGCAGAATCGTTAATAAGAAGAATGTTGCTTGTGTCGGAAACTGAACGTATTGCATTTACAGCACCTACGTTTGTTTTTGAAACAATAAGCCCGTTTCCAGAAAAAGCACTTTCAAAACTACCATTTCCACCAAGCGTTAAAGTTGTGCCATTAAAAGTAAGCGCAGAACCGCTTGTAACAACCTTAGAGCCGTTTAAATACGCTACTCCGTTAGCAGTACCTCCAGAGAATGTGGGGTTTGCTGAAAACGATGATGTGCCAGTAGATGTCAATGTCCCCGCAACACTCAAAGTCTTACCAGAGCCAACATTTAGGCCAACACTTGTGCCATTTCCTGCGGCAGCAAATACAGCATCAACACTGTCCAAGTCGGTATTGATCTTTGTACCCCATGTGTCGGTGGATGCACCAACTTCTGGTTTGGTAAGTAATAGATTTGTGGTGGTTGAATCTGCCATTTTTTACCCCTATGCGGCTATTTGCCAAGTCTCGCTATTATCCGCAATTGCTGTCCAACTTTCACTGTTGTCACTAATTGCGGCCCATGTTTCTGATGTGTCTGTGATCGGTGTCCATGTCTCTGCATTGTCAGAGATTGCATTCCATGTCTCTGCCGTATCACTCTCTGCCACCCATTTTAGATTGCCAGCAATCGTCATAGATGACTGGCAAGTGAAATCGATGGCAGCGCTCTGTCTTCTGATTGCGCTCACGCTCATGCCAGACTCAGCCGCAATCAGCACAGACTGATTCACGATCACGCTGGTGGCCACAGTCATTGTGGCAAAGTCTTCAATGAGAATCTGGACTAATGGGACCCTGACGCCATTGACAGACATCGCGCTGGTGTCAACCGAGGCAAATGCACCGATGGCCACCCTCGTGGCCGCCAGGCTCGCGCTCGATGTGGCCACAAATGTTGCCGTGCCTATGGCATAGCGCAAAGCGCTTGCAGACATGCTGCTGGTGCTAGATATCGTGGCCGAGGCATCGGCAACTATTTGCGCAGCAGCTGCTGCACTGCTAGACGCTGAAACCGAGAATGATGCTGTCTTGACCACATTGGCCGAGACAGTCTCTGTGCTGGAAGCAGAAACAGAAAACGCGCCTATGCAGACGCGCCTTGCATTGATTGCAGCCGTGCTGGTGGCTGCAAGTGTGGCTGCTCCAAGGCTTACGCCATAGGAGTAATTGCCTCCACCATACGGGCCAAGACCATAGGCTGCCATGTCATGTCAATGTGACATCAAGATCACCAGCTGGGATTCGCAGCACATCGCCATCGTTGATGGTGCGAGCTGTGGTCAGCGCTGCCCAGGCTAATAAATTGCCGCCAGTGCTTGCATCAAAAATGCCAGCCCAGCCAATTGATCCCCAATTGCCGCCGCTGGCAGCCGCAAACTCAATGGCCGCTGCATTGGTGGCGTTAGTGGGGCTTGTGCCAGAGATCGTGATTGTGCCGGTGGCCACTCGCGCATAGGCGTTGCCAGACACCTCAGTGCCACCGCCAGTGTCACTTGGCGCAGCCGTGAAAAGGCCAATGTACCAAGCCGTTGGGCGTGTGGCGCTGCTGGTTGTCAACAGCCAGGTTAAAACTAGGTTTTCGGTGTAGTCGGTAAAAGATGACATGTCCAGTCCTTATCCAAAAGTCTTTGCACGGGTAAGCAATGCACCACCAGAAGACGCACCGCGATCATCGGCAGTTTGCAATTCACTCATTGCACGATCATATAGCGATGACCACACTGTGATTCTCGCATCATCTTGCAAGTATGGAGCAGCTTGCAGCAGCGCTCCATACAGATAAATGTCAGGGCTTGATGTCAAAAGCCAGTTGGTGGCCACGCTGCTTGATAACTTTGTCAACTTCGCGTAATAGGTCAGCTCGGTTGTATATGTAGCGTCTGGCACTGGGACCAATCTAAACTGGCCACCGACCACACCAAAGAATCTTGGCTTGCCGCTGCCAGTGTATTCAGATGCCTTATTGTCCAGGGCATCAATGCTCAAAAATTCCAATGGGGTCTGTGGATTTGTGCTTGTCAGTTTCAGAGATTTTGTCTCTAAAAAATCAGCAGGCACAGCGCCATACTGCGCGTCAAAAGACGCATTGGCCCTGACAATCATCTGCCTGGTGCGCAGTGTTCTTTCAACTTGCGCCTCGGCCAGAGAGATAAAGTCAGGAATGGCATTTGTCAGGTCTGACCGATTAAGCCAATCACCAATGGATGTCTTCAGTTCTGCATAGGTGCTAAGTGCCATTTTTCGCCTCTTTTTCCATCTCTTCTTTCACAATCCAAGTGTGAGGGTGGCCAAACTCAAAGGTCCCAATGTGACCAATTTCGTGCGAGACATCATGGTCGATGTAGACCTTAAAGCCAAGCTCTCTGGCTTTTCTACAAAAGAATACATCCTCACCCATATAGCCCCGTGTGGTCTGCCATGGCATATCAAACCATGGCTCGCTCATGCCCTCAAACACCCTGCGCTTGATCAGCATTATGCCAGTGCCAATGCTTCCCACCTCTTGCAATCCAGTTGATTCTGGCATGGTGTAGACGGGAATGCGCTTGTCGTTCTCATCATAGTCTTGAGCTGTCGGGCCAGTGGGCATTCTGCGCCTGGCGCAGTTGGCCGCCACAATGTCTTTGTCGTGGGCCAAGAGCCTTCCCACCATGTCTTGGGGGAATGTCATGTCCGAGTCAATGAAGAGAATGTGTGTGCAGCCCTCGGCCATCGCATCCAAACAAAGGTCAGCCCTTTGGTTTTGGATAATCGTGCCTTGCATCAATTTCAGACTAATCGCGTCTTCGGTGTTGAGTGTGTGATACGCCACCATGTTGACCATGCAATAGCAATAGTTCGTGTGGACTTGATCACGGGCCGGTGTGCAGACTGCAACATAATTGCTCATATTTTCCCAGGTCTAGTTCTAAAAAATTGGTTGTCGCTGTCGTTTAGCCAGCGCTTCATGTATTCCTGGTCATCGATCTTGCCCTCGGCCTT